CTTGGAAGATCACGTATTTGACATTTATGATCGTCAGTGACATACTATACATATGCAACAATATCACGATTTATTAAAAGACATTTTAGAAAACGGAGAAGACCGAAATGATAGAACTGGCGTTGGCACTCGTAGTTTGTTTGGATGTAGCATTAGCTTTGATCTGCGTAATGCCTTCCCGGCTGTTACCACTAAAAAACTAGCTTGGAAAGCTTGTGTAGGTGAACTAATTTGGTTCATTGAAGGATCAGGCGACGAACGTAGACTGGCTGAAATCACACACGGCACACGTGATGGTGCAGTGACTATTTGGACACCTAATTCACTGGCAGCTTATTGGCAACCCAAAGCTAAATTCAAAGGCGACTTAGGTCGTGTATACGGGGTTCAATGGCGTCATTGGCGAAAACTCATTGACAGAGGTGAAGGTTCATTTACTGATGAGTTTGGCAACTCTTATCGTAGAACCTCAACAGTTCAAGTCAAAGAGCTAGATCAATTGGCCACACTGATTGCCAATCTAAAAACTGATCCTTACAGTCGCAGGCACATTCTCAGTGCTTGGAATCCCGGAGAACTAGAAGAAATGGCCTTGCCACCATGTCATGTTCTTTGTCAGTTTTACGTTAACAACCGCAAAGAATTGTCCTGTCAGATGTACCAAAGATCCGTGGATACTTTCTTGGGCTTGCCGTTTAATATAGCTAGCTATGCCTTGTTGACTCACATGATTGCACAAGTTTGTGGATTCACTGTGGGTGACTTGAAGATCAACATGGGAGATTGTCATATCTATCACGATCATGTTGAACAAGTCAAGGAACAGCTTGCGCGAACAGAATTCGCCCCGCCTACATTGTGGTTGAATCCTGACATTGCTGACATCAATAAATTTACCGTTGATGACATAAGACTAGAAAATTATAATTGTCATGGCGCTATCAAAGCTTCAATGGCAGTCTAAAGTTCCAGACCTATCTCCTAAATGGCAGATAGGACAAGATGGGGATGTAAAAAAGATTGTTACACAAATAGTGTATGCATCACGAGTTCCTACCTACAATCACGATGGCAACATCGTCAATTACAGTGAACATAATGTAGCTGTTTGGCGATCATCCGAACAGGGTGCTTGGATTATTGAACACACTGTAGAACCACCTACAGTGCATTGGCATCACGATTATAATGCAATGGAAGATGTAGTCTATGTAATTGCTAAGCTGCATGAACAAGACTGGGCATATTTTGTATTGAAATGGAAATAAAATGAAGATATTAGTTACTGGCGGATTAGGTCTTATTGGACACAACGTTGTCAGCAGATTACTTGCTGCTGGCCACACAGTTATTTCTACTGATACCCGAACCAACTATGGAGTGATTGCTCAAGATGAACTTGACTACTTGATAACTGAACGACTGAAGAAAACTACCGGCGCCGTACTCTATCCCATAGATATCACGCAGACAGCCAACATTGATTGGCTATTTTGGAAACACAAACCTGACATTGTTATTCACATGGCTAGCTTTCCAAGACAAAAAGTCGTCAATGCCAATCCAGCACATGCAAGCAAAGTAATGAGTGAGGGCTTACTTACTTTGCTTGAAGCATCAGTAAAGTACAACGTACAAAGATTTGTCTATATCAGCAGCAGCATGGTATATGGTGACTTTAAAGACGATGTAACCGAAGACTTTGCATGCAAACCGCAGGGTCAATATGGCATTATGAAATTAGCTGGTGAGTGGTTGGTCAGAGATTACACTCGCAAGCACAATCTAGCACATACTATTTTTAGACCAAGTGCAGTCTATGGCCCATTAGATGTGGAAGATCGTGTTATCAGTAAATTTATTCTCACTGCCATGCGTGGGCAAACCTTAAAAGTTAATGGCGTAAATGAAACCTTAGATTTCACTTATGTAGATGATGCTGCTGACGGCATAGCTGCTGCTTCAACCACTGCGGCTACAGCAAATAAAACCTATAACATAACTAAAAGTCACAGCGTCACACTCAAGACTGCTGCTGAATTAGCTATCAAAATTGTAGGAAAAGGCAATATTGAAGTCAGAGACAAAGATGCAGACTTTCCCAGTCGCGGTGCTTTGAATATCACACAAGCACGAACGGACTTTGGCTTTGATCCTAAGGTTGATGTTGAACAAGGTTTTGTTGAGTACTACAAATGGATTAAAGATAGTCCGTACTGGCGACAAAAGCTAAATATCTGAATGTGGATATTAAACTTTTTACCTGACGCTGTTTTTCACACGCTGTTAATAGCAGGATTTTTAGGATTAATAGCGGGTTTTGTGTTTGGATTCATTCCAATCATCAATGTATATAAGCTGCCAATTCAAGTAGTCAGTGTGCTAGTTTTTTGTTTGGCTTTATGGTACGAGGGTGGCATAGCTAAAGATAAAGAATGGCAAGCTAAGGTAAAAGAACTCAACGACAAGCTGTTAATAGCACAAGCCAACAGCGGCATAGTAACCACTGAGGTAGTTACCAAATACGTGACCAAAAATAAGATCATCAAAGAAAAAGGTGACACTATAACTGAGTACATTGACAGAGAAATTGTCAAGCTAGACGCAACATGTCCTATACCTGAAGTCGTGATAAAAAGTCACAATGCAGCAGCATTAAATAAGCCCGAACTATTGGTGCCCCTCACAATGACCACTGAGATTTCTCCAGTCGAGCATGATAAATTAGCCAAACCAGCATTAAAACTGGCTCCTAGAAAATGAAACTCCTAGCTGTATTAAGTACATTGTTGCTGTCTGCTTGTATCTCTGTGCCAGTGGCACCTAAATTCCCAGAGCTACCTAAAGAACTAGATGTCAAGTGCGCAGACCTCAGAACAATAGAAGGCACTGTGACTACTCTGAGTAAATTAATGGATACAGTGGCTGTCAACTACAATGCTTATCATGTCTGCGCAGTCAACAATGAAGCATTAAGAGAATGGATCAAGAAGCAAACTGAGATATTCAATTCAGTAGCTGAGTGATAAATACTTAACTATGATAATCAAAGAAGTCGCTGAACCTGCTGAGAAAAAAGCACAGTTGAAGAAATTTATTGCTTGGGCTTGCCGTCGTCTGAACATGGATCAAGAGCCAGCAATAAAATTAAGCGATGATCTTGAACAAGTAGAATCAAAAAGAACTTTTGGTACTACTTACAGTTCAGGTGAAATATGGGTTTACTTGGGAGACCGAAATACTGCTGATATCATGAGAACATTGATTCATGAAATGATACATGCCAAACAGTTTGAAACAGGTTTAGCGCATGAAAACATGGATGAACAAGAAAATCAAAACGTTGAAGATGTAGCCAATGCTATGGCTGGCAGACTCATGCGCGAGTACGGTAAAAAACACGTGGAAATATATTCTTGATTAAGGCTTTACAGCCTCATGAATAATCTGAATTTTCTGCACAATAAGATTGTAGTTTAATGTATTGAACAAGCCACTGTGTAAGGGTTGTGGCTTGACTAGATAATCACACCAAGCATAGGCTATGTGTTCGTTGTTAAGAACAGGTATGAATTCATGTTCAACAAAACAATAAAACGTGTGATAGACAAATTTATTTTCTTTAGCGGTGAATTGTTCAATGGGAAACAATTTTGAATTCTCTGGCCACTGTCCTATCTCTTCCCGACATTCACGCTCTAGTGCTTCTCTTAATGTTTCGTTACGTTCTACTTTGCCACCTGGCAGCCCCCACACAGGAAATCTGTCATTCCTCAGCAAAAATAAATGTCTATGAGTGTCTTTAGCACAAAACAGTACGCCAACTGAATTGTGCTGTCTTGATCGCTGATTCATCAGATAATTATACGCCAATCGCCTGATTCATACCAACCTTCCCAGGACTTCATCCATCCCTCGCTGTCTATGAATCTATATTGTACACCACTGGTTAGGTTAGTTACAAACTCAATGGTGGTAATTGTTTGACTATCAAACACTACGTTCCAGGCTGTACCGTCATATTCAATGATATCATTAGCCACAGCACCAGATGTCAAGCCTGG